CATACTGCAGATATTCACTGGCGGGGTTTAAGTCGTCACGATGAGTACCGTGAAGTTTTTACGGCATTTGTTGAAGACTGTAAGAAGAACAAGGTTGACCACATCTTCGTCGGTGGTGACATCTTCCACACGAAGACGACCGGCATCTCCCCAGAGTACATTGACCAACTTACGTGGTGGCTTGAGTCTATGGCTAAGGTCGCGCCGGTCCACTTAACGCTTGGCAATCATGACGGCAATTTAACCAATCTTTCTAGACAAGATGCTGTATCTCCTATAGTTCAAGCAATTAACAATCCTCGCATCCATCTTTATAAGAAGAGCGGCATATATGAGTTCGAGCCAGGATTTAATTTGTGTGTCTACAGCCTTTTTGATGAAGAGGGTTGGGATAATGTCAAACCAGAACCGGGCAAAATCAATCTTGCCTGCTATCACGGACCGGTTCAAGGCTCCGTCACAGAGTCAGGTTGGGAAATAGATGAGTCACAAATTAAAGTTGACTTCTTTAAAGACTATCCGTTTGTTCTTTTAGGAGATATTCATCAGCTTCAGTATCTTGGCTATAGGGATGATCAAGAGGGAAATAAGAAACCGTGGATAGCATACCCAGGTACACCATTGCAGCAGAATTATGCTGAAGAATTAGATCATGGTTATCTAGTCTGGAATATTGAAAGCATCTCTAAATGGAACGTCAGCTTTAGAAAGCTGCCTAATCCCAAGCCCTTTGTCACTCTCAACTGGACCGGTTCTCAGAAAGATTTTCTAAAAGAAGCTCAGAACTATCCAAAGCAGTCAAGATTCAGAATTAAGTCTTCTAATGCTTTGAGTCAAGATGACGTTAGCTTCTTTAGTGACACTTTAAAGAGTCAATATGATGCTACTGAGGTAACGTTTAAGTCTGAGTACAAAGCTGAGAGTGAAACTATCAAAGCTGGAAGCGCAACTATTGCTAAGTCAGACTTATCATCTCCTGAAGTGATTCTCTCTTTAATTCAAACTTACGCTAAAGAAAATGGCGTCACAGACTATAATTGCGACACACTGACAAGCCAAGTTAAAAAATATTTGTCAATTGTCTCGTCGTCAGATGACTTATCGAGAGGATCAAAGTGGACCCTCAAACACATGAAGTGGCACAATACATTTGCGTACGGCGAAGACAATGAGATTGACTTTTCAAAACTGAATGGAATTATTGGCGTATTTGGTGCCAATAGAATTGGTAAGTCTTCTATCGTTGGCACTTTAATGTATAACTTGTTCAACACGACTGACCGAGGATCAATAAAAAATTTACACGTTTGTAATATTAGAAAGCCCTACTGTTACGCAAGATCAATCTTTGAGCACAACGGAAATGTTTATGTTGCAGAGCGCCAGACTAGTAAGTCTGTCAATAAAAAAGGAATCACAAGCGCTACAACATCATTAAATTTCTTCAAAATGCAAGATGATGGTGAGCTTGAAGACTTATGTGGTGATCTTCGAACTGATACAGAAAAAGTTATTAGATCATTAATTGGTACACATGAAGACTTTTCAATTACGTCTCTGTCTGCGCAAGGTGATATCAATGCGTTTATCTCACAGGGTTCTACTAAAAGAAGATCATTTCTATCAAGATTTTTAGGACTTGATGTTTTTGATAAGATGGCTGACTTAGCAAATAAAGACTTAAATGGCTTTAAGGCACAGTTAAAGAATTTCCCAGATAGAAATTGGGATGAGCTTAAAAAACAGTGTAGTGATGCTGTCAGTGAAATTAAGCATCAACTAGATGAGCTTGAGGTTTTAAACGCTCACAGGCAATCAGAAATTTCTGATTTAAAAGCGGATCTTTCTACACACAAAGATGTCAAAGTAGTTACCCAAACAGACGTTCTCAATCAAGAGAAGCGAGTGTCTACCTTGCTAAAATCGTGCGACGATTGCACTTCAAAAATTGACAATTTGACGTCCGAAATCCAGATATTAAAGTCTAAACTAGAAGTTGTTGAACAAGTTGAGAACTCTGACGACGTAGAAGATCTCAAGCAACAGCTAACTAATATTTGTGAACTTGAAAGATCACTGTCAGATCTAAAGCATCTGCATGATAAAGAAACAACTCAGCTCAAGCAATATCAAAAGTCTCTTAAAATTCTTGATGAAGTTCCGTGCGGAGACGAGTATCCTACCTGCAAGTTTATTAAGGATGCTCACCAAAGCAAAGAAAAGCTTAGTGATCAAGTTCACAAATCAGACGATGCTTTAAAAAGAATGAATGAGATTAGTGTTAAGCTATCTGCCATGAATAAGGAAAATCTCGTGTCTAGGCTAGATAAGCTGGAGAAAGCTATCACATTATCTGCTAAATTTAAGTTAGAAATTTCTAAGAAAGAAACAGAAATAGCTGCTAGCAGAGCTTCCTGCGACTCTATTGCAGATACTTTACGAGACGCCGAGCAGAAATTAAAAGACTTACAGACTGCTCTTAAAAATGAAGAAAACACTGAGGTTGTTTCTATTAGGTCAAAAATCGAAGTTTTAACAAAACAAATTAAGGAGTCTGATGAGCTTAGACTAAGCTTGGCTACACAGAGAGGGAAGCTCCTGTCTGATATTGATAAGCTTAACAATGAAAAATTTTCTAGAGATGCAATTTTAAAAGACATGAAGACGTACGAGATAATCTCTGGTGCATTTTCTAAGAAGGGTATACCGCTGATCATTACGCGTTCACAAATTCCTGCGATCAATGCAGAGATTGCAAAGATTCTTCATGGAATAGTTGATTTTGAAGTTGAACTAGAGAATGATGATGATTCTGATGCCTCAGAGATCTATATTAATTATGGGGACTCACGAAGAATTATTGAGCTCTGCAGCGGCATGGAAAAGACTATCGCGTCTATTGCTTTAAGAGTTGCGCTTGTTAACGTTTCTTCTATGTCGAAATGTGACATGTTTATCATAGATGAAGGATTTGGCACTCTAGACGACGCTGGAGTCGAGGCATGCAATAGATTGCTGACAAGCCTAAAAAAGTACTTTAGACTTGTTCTTGTCATAACGCACGTTGATGGAATTAAGGATGTTGCCGACCACATCTTAGAAATAACAAAAAATGAAAAAGACTCGAGGGTTGTCTACGCATGAAAGAATGGAAAGATTACACCAACGATAGACTAATATGTGAGCATCCTGACGGCTTTTATGTTATAAAGCCTAAAGAAGAACAAGAGTTTGTTCCATTTTTTTGTAACTTTTGTGACAAAATAATGACTTCTATTTACGACGAAGAGGCACATAAAAAATTTAATTGTTGTGACAAGTGTGCAAGCAAGCATGTATATCCGCGTCTAGAAGACTGGAAAAATGGTTGGCGACCGTCTAGAGAAGATGTCACAACGTGATTTAACAGCATATTTAATGCATCAGAGAGTAACAACATGCCGAAAGTAATTGACTATAATGCACTGGGACAGATCTTAGACAATACATGGGGAAGATCGTCAACACCTAAGACTGCTTCTTATTCAGTTAAATTTACATACGCTGGTGGGGATAGGTTGGTGGCCACATTTAATTGCATCATGAATTTTGCTTCAACAAGTGAAGCGCAAATGATTAAAAAGACAACACAGAATGATGCAGACAACCTTGTCGGTCGTTACACAAAGTCTCTTAAAGAAAAATATAAAGAAATTACTGGAGATGCTTTAACTCTAAAAGAAGTTAGTGCTGCTGATTCAGTTGAGATGATTGGTGGGGGTTATCATCACACATCAAAGAGAACTGCGTACTATAGAAAAACATTTATATACGAAATGTCATGAGCAGTCCAGTCAGTCCCAGCAGGCAACAACAAGTTGCTGAAATTTTAAAGTGCGGAAAAGATCCTGTGTACTTTATGAAGAAGTACACAAAAATCCAGCACCCAGTTAAAGGACTAATACCGTTTGAGACATATGATTTTCAAGATGATTGTGTCAAGCAGTTTCAAGATCATAGATTTAATATAGTTCTTAAAAGTAGGCAGCTAGGTTTATCAACAGTTACTGCAGCTTTTTCTTTGTGGATGGCTCTTTTTAAGAAAGACAAGAACATACTTGTTATTGCAACAAAGCTTCCTACAGCAATGAACTTCATCAAAAAGGTGAAGACTATGCTTGACTCTCTTCCCCCGTGGTTGCTACTCACTAAATATGAGCCAACTAAGCAGGCCATTAGATTCACTAATGGTTCAACTATTACGGCAGTTCCAACATCTCCCGACGCTGGCCGCTCTGAAGCGCTAGCACTTCTCATCGTCGATGAGGCAGCATTCATTAGAGACTTTGACGATATCTGGACCGGCTTATATCCTACGCTATCAACAGGTGGTAGCGCTGTTATTCTTTCAACACCAAACGGTGTAGGTGGACAATATTATAAGCTGTGGACAGAAGCTGAGTCAGGTGTCAATGCTTTTAATCCTATTAGACTGCCTTGGGATGTACATCCTGACCATGACCAAGAGTGGTTTGACAAAGAGACTAGGAATCTTCCGAGAAGAAAAGTTGCTCAAGAATTTTTGTGCGACTTTATAACATCCGGTGATACCTTCTTACAACCAACAGAATTAGACAGGATGAGAGAGATGATTCGACAACCTCTCCTAAAAGAAGGACCTCAAAGTGGTGTGTGGATATGGCGTCAACCCGAGGCGAACAAAAAGTATGTTATATCAGCTGACGTTGCTAGAGGAGATGCTTCTGACTATTCTACTTTTCATGTGATAGATTATGAAACTTGTGAAGTTGTAGCTGAGTTTATGGGCAAAACTCCTCCTGATAAACTTGCTGACCTGCTGTCTGAATATGGCAAGAAGTATAATGAAGCACTTGTTTGTCCCGAACAGAATTCTTTTGGTTATTTTACCTGCGTAAAACTGAGAGACGAAGGTTATCCTCGAATGTACTACCCTAGCTTTAGAGGAGACCCATTCGAATTTAAGTCAGTTAATCCGGATGAACTACCAGGATTTTCTACTCAGACCAAGTCTAGACACCAGATACTTGCCAAGCTAGAAGAGCTTATTAGAAATGGTATGGTGAAGTCTTACTCACAACGTCTATATGACCAAATGCAAGCATTCGTCTGGAATGGATCTAAAGCAATGGCGTCTAAAGACTCTCATGACGATCTGATTATCAGCATAGCTATTGGAATGTGGCTAGCTGCCGGAGAGGGCGGGGGCAATGATCAAGCATCTAGTCTAGCTTATGCAATGCTTAAAGCAACAAGCAGGGGTAGCAGAACTGTATCCGAGGCTATAGGAATACCGGGTAATAGAAATACAATGATGCCTCTACACCCGCAGCTTAGAAGCCTGTCTCCATTTGGAAATTCTCAACAGCAGAACAACAGTCAGCCCAGTCAAGATAATTCAGATTTTTCTTGGTTATTCAAGTGAAGTGATACATATACGAAGGTAGAAGTTCAATGCAAAAAATTAGCGTTAATCAGCTTAAGCAAATAATCAAAGAAGAGATTCAAAAGATCAACGAAGATATCTCTGACGAGATTAAACAATCTTCAAGCGTACAAAACACTTGTGCGGATCTTATTAAGTCAATTGAAAAATTTAAGTCAAATGCTTCTGAGTCAGCAAAATCTCACGTTGGATTACAAGCACTTGACGAGCTTGTAGAAAAGCTTAAATTTGTTGCAACTAATAGCATGAACTACATCGATGCACCTTCTAAACCAAATCCCGCTGTTAAGAAGGCAGTATTTAAACCATCTTCAGAATGATATTGAATTATTGACAGAAACAGTTTAATATATCCCGCAAGGTGAAACGCCGACTTCGTATTGAGGAGGCATAATATGGCAAAGAATCAACAAACACTTTTTCAAAAATTAACGAGGCTCTTTAAAAGCGGCCCAGTCGTCAAAAGAAAGATCCGAAGTTTAGATACTACCGTTGCTTTGCCAGATTCTGCTAAGAGCAGCGGCACTTTACTCTTTCAAAAGAGCGTAGCTCCTACATACACAACAATCACAGCTAACGCTTACAATCTCTCAGAGAGAATGATGAGGTATCAGGACTTCGTTGAAATGGAGTACTGTCTTCATGGAGATACTCTAATCGCAGTACCTGACGGTTATAAGAAAATTAAAGATCTTGCTGAAGAATGCTCTGCAGACCCAGACAAAACATTCCTAGTCTATTCTTATGATCATAACTTAGGAAGAATTATTCCAGCTTGGGGTAAACAAGCTCGACAAACCCGAACCGATCACGCTTACATAGTTACTTTCGACAACGGGCAGAAGATCATCGGAACTCCTAACCATCGACTCATGAAGCGCGATGGAACCTTCTGCAAGATTGAAGATCTTAAAGCCGGCGATGCAATGATGCCATTCTATCGTCGGGATCTTTTTAACGGCTGCAAAGAAGAAGGTGAAGGTTATCGTTGGATCTACACAATGGACCGACGGTCGAAGATGAATGGCTGGGCATCTGAGCATCGAGTCGTCGGAGAAATGATAAAAGGTTCTCCTTTGACAAACGACGAAGTCGTTCACCACAAAAATTTCATCAAATACGACAATAGACCTGAAAATCTCCTGGTGATGACAAGCGAAGCTCATCAAAAGCTTCATGCAGAGATTCTCAACGGTGCTAAATGGTCTGAACAAAATTCTGACTGGATTCAGCAGTTCAAGATCAATCATTCTAAGTTCATGTCCGAGAACAATCCTGCCGAGCGGAAGGACATCACATTCGGTCGAATTTTAGAAGTTGCCGAAAGAACAAACTTCAATTCTCGAAAGATGTGCGAAGTTCTTGATACCGATCCCAATGTAATCAAACGTAAACTACGAAAACACGGATATCAAGACTTCCAAACATTCGCCAAAGCATACAACCCAGATTGGCACAACGCAGGATGGAGCAACCAAGGCGAGAATAATCCTCGATATAATCATTCAGTTACCTTTGACAGAATATGCTCAATTTTTTCTAAAGGCATGTCAAAGAAGGATCTAATTCAGTCTTTGGGCACGACAGATACAATTCTTTCTAAGCGACTTGCCGAACAAGGTTATAAAAACTACACTGAATTTTCTCATAACTACGAAAATCTTAAAGTTGCGTCTATCGACTATCATGGTGTGATCCCACTGTATGATCTAACTGTCGACGGCTATAAGAACTTCGCTACAGACACAGTCATTTCTCACAACACACCTGAGATTGCGAGTGCGCTTGACATATACGCAGACGAGACTTGTGCACAAGATGAAAAGGGTAGAGTGCTACATGTCTACTCTGACAACGAGAAAATTAAGGAAATATTAGAGGAGCTATTCTACGATATATTAAATGTTGAATTTAATCTAAGATCGTGGGTTAGAAACCTTGTTAAGTATGGTGATTTCTTCCTCTACTGTGACGTCTCGCCTGATCATGGTGTCATAAATGTCTTTCCAATTCCCGTCAATGAGATTATTAGGGAAGAAAATTACGACCCAGACGATCCGATGGCTGTTCGTTATAAGTGGGTCACCATGGGTAATAAAACTCTCGAAAATTGGGAAGTCATTCATTTTAGGCTTCTCGGTAACGATTCTTTCTTGCCGTACGGATCATCGATCATAGAAGCTGCTAGACGCATCTGGCGTCAACTCATTCTAATTGAAGACGCAATGCTGGTTTATCGCGTTGTCCGCGCTCCGGAACGCCGAGTTTTCTATATTGATGTTGCCAATATTCCTCCTGAAAACGTACCGATGTACGTCGAAGAGCAAAGAAAGAACTTGAGATCAAGTCAGGTAGTCGATAGGTCTACGGGCCGAGTTGATCTTCGTTATAATCCTCTATCTGTAGATGAAGATTATTTCATACCTGTCCGCGGCGGTGAGTCTGGTACTAAAATTGATACGTTAGCTGGTGGACAAAATGCTGCAGCAGTTGAGGATGTAGCCTATATTCAAAAGAAACTATTCTCTGCACTCAAGGTACCGAAAGCTTATCTTGGCTACGATGAGTCTTTAAGTTCAAAGGCTACTTTGGCTCAAGAAGACATACGTTTCTCTAGGACTATTGCCGTAATACAAAAGACTATTATCGCTGAGCTAAACAAGCTCGCAATTATACATCTATATTCTCATGGATTTGATGATGAAGACTTACAAAACTTCGTTCTCCGTCTACCGAATCCTTCAACTATAGCCCAGCAGCAAAAGCTTGAACTATGGAGAGCAAAATTTGAAATTGCAGGTTCAGCTCCTGAAGGTCAAATGAGCAAGGAATTTATTAGAAAAGAGATCTGGGGTCTCAGTGAAGAAGAATGCCGCGATATTGACGATCAGCGTCTAAAAGAAAAACTGATAGATGGTGAGATTGAAAATGCTAAACCTGAAGAGGAAAGCGGAGACGAGGCCACAACTGGCGGCGGTGAAGGCGGAGGCGAAGCTGAAGCCGGAGGTGAAGAGGGCGGAGAAGAATCCGGAGGTGAAGAGGGCGGAGAAGAAGGAGATCTCTTTGCTGGAGATGATCCTGCTGACAACGAAGAGGTAGGAAATCTACTGCTTTCAGCCGACGATCCGGACGATGACGAAGAGTTTGGAATTAAATTCAAGCTAAAAGACGTCGACATGCCAGTTAAGGCACAGCGACAAATTGATAGAATACGTCATAACAGAGCACGAATAAGACATTCAGGACCTTCAAAGCTGCACATGCCTGATTGGGCATCATCGCTTGATGCAAAAGATTTAGCTATGACCGACCCGTTTGATGGAAAATTCTTAAGATCCCTTGCATCTAATCCGTTAAAAGAAACTAAGACAAGAATTGGGTCAGATGTTATGTCTGCATTGAGAAAGATGGCTTCGCTACCGGCTTTTCAGTCTAGATCTATTAATTCAAATAAACTTTTATCAGAAGATATGTCTATTGAAATAGAGGAGCAAGAATCTGATAAGACCGACGAGGAGATACTGTGATGAGAATGAGCAAGAACCACAACAAGAAAAGAAACTCAATTCTACTTTACGAATTCTTAGTTTCTTCTATTTCTAAGTCACTCGTTGAAGATGACAAAAGAAAATCAGCTGCTGCTTTAAAAATTCTAAGACGTCATTTCAAGAAGGGAACTAGTCTCTATAGAGAATTTCGCCTTTTAAATGCGCTAATTAAGACCTCAGTTTCATCACCTCAAGTAGCATCAAGAATACTCAAAGAGGCTAAGGATGCTGCTGTTAAGATGGATACTGCAGAATTAGACAGAGAAAAATCTTTGCTTATTCGTAACATAAACCATACTATTAATAATGACGGTTCTTTTTACGATCAACACGTCAATGAATATAGAATGTGTGCAACAATACAACAGCTAATTAATGAGTGGCGTTCTGAAGATGCTGACATCACTAAGATCGCCGAATATGAAGATCAGCTTGTTCAATGGCTTCTATCACCAAAAAAGATTGTGTCTGAACACACAATCTCTGAAGAGACGCCTGGAACATCCCGCTTACTAATGACTGTCATGTCTAAGAAGCTGAACGAAAAATATTCAGACTCTTTAAATGAACAGCAAAAGAACATTATCAAGGCTTATGCACTGTCCTCATCATCTAACGATGATTCTCAGATAGTTCAAAGATTAGAAGAGGTTAGATCTGATCTTTCATCTAGCATCAACGCTTACATCGAGCAAATAAAAGATTTGCCACACCTTAAGGCAAAACTTATTGAAACAAAGCAAGAGCTCATGTCTGAAAAATTTGATCAAATTGATGACACAATAATCACAAAATTTATGATTTATTCCAAGCTTAAAACAGAGCTTGACTCAAAGGAGTGACCATGACTACCGATCTGAAACTGTTAAATTCTTACGAAATATTCAACTACACGCCCGAGATGATCAAAGAGTCTCGTGAAAAGAATGGCGGAAAAGTGATGATGAAAGGCATCCTGCAAAAAGCAGATACCTTAAACCAGAACGGTAGAATCTATCCCATTGATATTCTTGAAAGAGAAATTAGAAACTATCAAAAGTTTATTGTTGAAAATAGAGCGCTTGGTGAATTAGACCATCCTGATTCTTCTGTTGTTAATTTAAAAAATGCGTCGCACTTAGTGAAGGAAGCTTACCTTGATAAGCAAGTAGTTTATGGTACAGTAGAGATTCTTGAAACACCTTCTGGAAAAATATTACAGTCTCTTATTGAGTCAGGTGTCAAGCTCGGTATCTCTTCCCGCGGCGTTGGTACAACCAAGAAGCAGGGGGATTATCACGTTGTTCAGGACGACTTTCAGCTTATTTGCTGGGACTTCGTATCAGAGCCCTCAACACCAGGCGCATTCATGTTGCCAGAGGGTAAATCAATCAATCCAAATGAGTTGAAAAATGCATTCAATAAGTCGGATAGAATTGATAGAATAATAAACGATGTGCTTAGTTTTAAGAAGTGATTCCACTTATTAACCCAATATAATGATATATGAAACTAACAAAGAATGATCTAAAACAAATCGTTAAAGAATGTCTCGTCGAGATCTTGTCTGAGGGCATGGGAGCTTCTTTGCCCACAGTCAACGAGATAAAAAAGCAAATTCCTAAAAAACGAGATGTTATGCCTCATTCTTCTGCTGTCTTAAGACAAAATGCAGAAAGAGCTCGTATGCCATCAAACGCATTAAAAGAAGCTATTAAGATTGAATCGGCAGGTAATCCCATTATGGCTTCAATCTTAGCTGACACTGCAGCAAATAGTTTACCTTCTATGCTAGAGTCTGATGTTCCCGGTAAATTTACGCCTATACCCACAGGCACAGCAGAGCGGGTCGTTGCTTCTGCTGCACCTGAAGATCTATTCGGTGAAGAAGTAGCATCAAAATGGGCAAACCTAGCTTTTGCCCCCTCACCAAAAAAATAATTATTTTTTCTTTAGCGAATATTTAGTAACAGTAACCACATTGAGGTTGAAATGAAATTAACAAGTAAGCTTTTAAAGCAAATTATTGAAGAAGAAGTTTCCAAGTTCGGTGACATGGAGTCAACAGAAGACCGAGCGAAGGACGCTGTTGAATTAGACGCCGATGAGCTTGGTTCTGACAAAGCGCATGAACTTTCAATTGACTTCATAAAGGCGCTTAAGATTGAAGAGACTCGTCTACGTCGACGTCTTCAAAAGATCACAGAGATGAAGAAGTCTTGGATACAAGGTTGATTAACTAGAAAAGGAAGACTAACATGCCCGGCCCAGGATCAGGTAGATACACAAATTATACACCGCTAGACGCTGCGAGCGCAGCAGCTTATCAGAAAAGACTTGCTCTTTTTAATAACAAAGCAGCAGCTGAAAAAGGAGATTTTCAAAAGGATCTCGTAGCAAATGCTGTAAAGGCTCTTGAGGCTGGTGCAGGAGACAAGCAAATGTTTCCCGCAGGAGTTGACATGGCTTATGGATCATCGCCTAATTTTGGCGATGTTAATGCAAAAGTTCCCGGTGGACCGGGCAATGCGTTTGTTCCCGATGTCAGCTCGCCAGGAGCAGTCGAAGGATCAATTAACGTTGATCCAAAGACCAAGACAGGAGGAAACATTTCTGTCACAGACGTCAAGCCAAACTACGTTGTTTCAAATGGTGTCGGATCTCAAGACTCACAAAATCTTGGATCACAATCACCGCACTTGACTGCCCCTGGAATTGGTGTTTCACCGATTGGTGCCGATTTGGTCATGGGCGTGTCAAAAGGTTCAGCAGAACCAAAAGCTTGATATTAGTTTGAGTTAAAAATGTCCGGCCCAGGTAAAGGAAGATATACTGACTACGTGCAATATGCTTTCTCATCTGGGCAAAGTGCAAAATTAAAAAGATTGCACAGAAATTTTAATACTAATCCAATGATTAATCCCGGGGCTGAAAGCAATCCCGGGATTTTTTATGGCGCAACTGACAAATCAAATCAAGAATCAAATACTAATGCAGCATCCTCTGTTACTCAAAACTACGTTAAAAATCTAATTGATGATCTTTATACAAGTCCGATCTCAAAAGACGTTGTTAAAGATCTTAAAGTAGACAAGGAACTAGCTAAAGATCCTGTGACCGGATTACCTGAGAGTCTAGTTTATTTTACAGGCAACGGAATAAATGATTTGCCCGATACGTCCAAATTAGACGACAAAGCCGTCGCTTCTAATTCTTACATGCCAGTTTTAATTTCCCCTGGCGCAATTAAAGACGCTGTTAATTTTAAGTTTCTATTTGATAATAAAGTAGATACCAGGGATGCAACAGGAAAAGATGGTTACAAGCCCAACTTGATCATTCCAAAAACGTCAGACGACAAAGAGAATTTAGGCACTTTATCACCGCACGATGCAAGTCGACAAGTAGGTTCTCTTTCTATTGTTTCAGTTGTAAGTTTAGGGTCTAGTAAAAAGTTGCTAGAAACAGCTTAATTGTTAATTTAATCATAAAATTTCTCTATGAAAAATTAAATTTTTAGTATCTGGGCGTACCTAAAGATAAATTACAGCATAATTTAGCATGTGTGATGAATAATTAGTTATTGACAATATGACACCGGTAATTTGAAAGGATCCAAATGAGCAAGCAATTATATGAGGAGGCACTGGCAGATGTTAAGAAGCTAAAAGAAATAGCTGAAGACAATGCCAAGCGTGCAATTCTAGAGGCTGTTACGCCTAGAATAAAAGATCTCATTGAGAATCAACTTCTTGGTGAGGCGGATAAAAGCAACGATTCTGAAGAAGATGAGCTTTTATTAGACGACATGCCTGAGGTTGTACCAGCAGATGCAGACCCAATTGATGCAGCTATCTCTATGCCTGACGACGAGGGCAAGATTACTCTTGATTTAAGTATGCTTGCATCACCTGAAGATGAAGATTACGCTTTGAGCATGGATGATGAGCAGGCAGTCGATGCTTTAGTTCCATCTAATAAAATCAATGTAGTTAAGGCTGAGTCTGCTTTAAGAAAACTTGAGAACAAGATACACAATTTTTCAAAAGCAAGTGCTGTGCTACGTGAGACCAAGAGCTATTTGGTGGGTCTGGTGTCAACAATTTCTGAAGTTGAAGATATGTATTCAACATTGAAGAATTCTTCAAACACGCAAAATTTGATTCAACGATTGAAGGAATGTCATAAAACGCTCAAAACGCTCATGGAGCAGGAAACGAACATGAAAAAGAAATTTTCACTCAATGAAGAAGACGTAACTCTTACCCTCAAGGGACTTCCGGACGATTTGAACCTCGATGATGTCGAGATTGAACTCGTGTCTGGCGGCGCCGAAGAAGAAGAAGGTGAAGAACCCGAAGAAGAAGGCGAAGAAGCTGAGGGTGAAGACGTTTTTGGCGATGAGGGCGAAGACGAAGAAGATACCGAAGAAACTGAAGAAGGAGAGGAAAGCTCCGAAGAAAAAGAGGAAGAAAAAATGGAAACACGATGGTTAAAGGGCGACGTTGTCGTCGAAATTGATGAGAACATGCTTCGTAAAGAGATTTCACGTATGAGAGCACTCCGTGAGGAGGCAGTTCCTTCAGCGGACGGCCACGGACCCGGAGACCTCGGTGACCTTGAGGATGAGGATCTTGGCGATCCTCTTGAGATGGACCTCTCTGAGGCCGATGGCGACCTCGACGAAGAGTACGACATGGACCAGGGAATGGACATGGATGCCGATGTAGACATGGATGAAGCCGGCAAGAGCGATGAAGAAGGCGACCTCGACGAAGAGTACGACACGGACCAGGGAATGGACGTGGACATGGACGAAGCTGACAAGCAAGACAAGAAGGACAAGGAAGGTGACCTTGATCTTGACGAAGCTAGCGAAGAAAAAGACGAAGAAAAAGACGAGAAGAAGATGAAAGAATCAATCAAGCGTCGTCTTGCTTCTGAGATTCGCATTCAGACCGAGGCCAAGAAGAAGGCAGGTCAAGCTGCTCAAGCTGTCAAGAAGCAACAGAAGGAAGCTCAGCAGAAGAAGAAGGACGCACAACAGAAGATGAAGGAAGCTCAGCAACAAGCTAAGCAGAAGAAGATGAAGGAAGCTCAGCAGAAGAAGAAGGATGCCGAGCAAAAGATGAAGGAAGCTCAGCAAAAGCAGAAGAAAGCTAAGCAGATGAAGGAAGCGTACGATTACTATGCTACCCAATTCAACGAGTCAGTCCTTCGCACAAGAAAATTACAGGGCATGCTCGCAGAAGCAACTGCTCGCAATGGATCCTCCAAGAATGGTGGAACCACACGGTTAGCGGAGAACACCGTCGAACTCCGTGATAAGTTGGCAGAAATGAATCTGTTCAACGCGAAGCTACTCTTCACAAACAAGCTGCTTCAGAATGAGTCGCTCACCAAGCGCCAAAAGGCCGAGGTGATTGAGCGTCTCGACGAGGCACAGAACGTTCGTGAGGCGAAGCTTGTCTATGAGAGCTTGGTGAAGGCCCTCCAAGGTGGATCTACAGGTCGCGCAATGACCGAGTCAGCTTCACGCGGAGTCATTGGATCTTCATCACGTCCCGCGCGTCCCGCGGCGACAACAACTACACTCAACGAAGGCTTCGAAGCTGAGCGTTGGGCGAAGCTCGCGGGCATCATTAAGTGATGTGAACTTTTAACAACAAACCAACTTTAGATTTTTTTAGGAGTCAATTTAAAATGAAGTATTTTAGCTTAGATCAACTTGCACAGGGTATCCGCGAGAAGCACGTCGGTGCTGAGCGTGCCCGTTTAACAGAGAAGTGGAGCCGCACAGGTCTCCTCCGCGGTCTCGACGGCACACGCCGCGAGATGATGGCACAGCTTCTCGAGAACCAGGCTGCACAGGTCCTCAAGGAGAGCTCAGCTCTCTCAACCGGTGGCGGCAACGTTGCAACCAGCGGACAGATTCAGGGCTTCAGCAACATCGCATTCCCAATCGTCCGCCGCGTGTTCGGTGGCCTTGTCGCCAACGAGCTCGTTTCAATCCAACCGATGAGCCTTCCATCAGGACTCATCTTCTACCTTGATTATACCTACGGTACAACCAAGGGTGGAGCAAACGCCGGCGACGCAACATACACATCAGGTCAATCTATCTACAACAACCCACGCGGCAAGGGCGTCCAATCAGGATCTCTCGCAGCTGGCGGTATGTACGACCTCGTCGGCACCGGCTACTCCCGCACCTCTGGCTCGTTCACAGGCGAGAACCTCGCGGCGCTCGGTGCTTTCGGTGGCGCCAATGGCGACACATTCGCTGCAAGCTTGATGATCACATCTGACAGCCAGCTCAGCGGTTCAAACGCTCGCTTCACTGACTTCGACCCACAGGTCCAAGCAGCAGTGCAGAACAACGACCTCGACCTCACTTTCGCAGTCATGGCCATCACAGGCTCCGGCTTCGACAAGATGGACAAGCTCGCCGTCGAGCACCTCGCAGTCTTCGGTACAGTGACCAACGCCACAGCATGGGGCGAGACTTACCAAGGTGGCAGCGGCGTCCTCAACCTCCGCCGCCTCAACAAGCGCGGTAACTGGACAGGCTCCGTCTTCACAGCTGATGCACTCAACGGAACACACGTTCTCATGGTGCTCAAGGGTGCAAACGGCAACGCTCTCTCAGCAGTTGGCAGCTCACTCCGCGGTTCATTCGTGACTGCAGCCGGCCTCTCGGTCGACAGCACAGTGGGTTCAACCGTCACAGTGCCTTCCTTCGAGTCCGACTTCGGAACAAACCCGGCCCCGGCAATCCCAGAGATCGACATCCGCATCGAGTCGATCGCTGTGACAGCTGAGACCCGCAAGCTCCGTGCTCGCTGGTCACCGGAACTCGCGCAAGACCTCAACGCCTATCACTCGATGGACGCAGAGGTTGAGCTCACCTCGATCCTCTCCGAGCAGATCGCTCTCGAGATCGACCGCGAGATCCTCAACGACCTCGTCACAGCAGCCAACGGCGCCAACTACTACTGGAGCCGCTCACCCGGTCGCTTCGTCAACAAGACCACAGGCGTTCGCGAGACACTCGCTGACGCATTCCAAATCGGACCGGCCTTCACAGGCACAGTCCGCGAGTGGTACGAGACCCTCGTCGAGACGATCATCGACGTTGCCAACACCATCCACCGCAAGACACTCCGTGGAAGCGCAAACTTCCTCGTCTGCGGACCGGACGTCGCCACCATCCTCGAGAGCTCGGTCCTCTACAAGCCCAAGCTTTCCATCGACGGTGAGGGACAAGTTGGAGCTCCGTTCTCCATCGGTGCAGAGAACATCGGTTCCGTGAGCAACCGCTTCACAGTCTACAAGGATCCTTACTTCGTTAGAAACAAGATCCTCGTCGGCTACAAGGGCGGCAGCTACCTCGAGACCGGCTACGTCTACGCTCCCTACGTGCCACTCATCGTGACACCCACCATCTTCGCGCCAGAAGATTTCACGCCACGCAAAGGCGTAATGACTCGCTACGGCAAGAAGATGGTCCGCAGCGATTTCTTCGGAACTGTCACATGCTTGGACATGAACGTGATATGACATGAATATCATCTGAATTCATATCCTAAGATCTGCAGAGGCCACCCAAAAGGTGGCCTTTGTAGTTTATAAACATTCAGTTGATGTATATATAATAGTTATATGTTAACTGAAATTGACAATGTCTGTAAAGAGTGTAATACTGAATTCGATTCATTAGAGTTCGTCTTAAGACACATTCGATGTCACAAGATCAACGCGCAAGAATACGTGCTCAAGTGGAAATACGGTGGACAAGCTCCACACTGTGCTTGTGGATGTGGTTCCAAAAATAAGTGGAATATTGCCTTAAAGGATTTTACCCGATTTATTCACGGACATCACGCACATGGCAGAATCAAATCTGAAGAAGAGAAGGCGAAGATCGGGAGGAAGAACTCTGTAAACATGAAAGAATTCATGTCAAAACACCCAGATGTAGCAAAAAAGAGAATAAAAAAGATGAATCCTCTTTCAAAAACTCCTGAGGCAATAAAGAAACAGACAGAATCCGTCCACCGCTTCTGGGCTGAGTCGCCCCTCGCACCCGTCCTCCGGCAAGAAGCCTCCGCTCGTGCCGTGCAGCTCTTGGCTGACAACAAGATCGGACCGCACGCTCCCTTCAAGCGTGAGACCCTGATCAGCCCGTGGACCGGCGAGGAGGAGCACATGCACTCGTCTTGGGAGTCAGCGTTCTACCAGGCCTGCGTGTCTCGCCAGTACCACGTCACCAAGAACCACGGCATCCAGATTCCCTACACCCACCCCGACGGCACCACTCGGACTTACGTCCCCGACTTCTTCGGCCGTGACGACCGCACCCTGTACGAGGTGAAGGGTCGCCACGACGCCGTGGACCAGGCCAAGTGGGACGCCGCGAAGGCTTTCTGTGAGAAGCGCAATTGGTGGTTCGTGGTGATGCTCGCCCCGGAGGATGCAGAGCTGTCTTGAATCAGCGCGTCCCTTGTGTTTTACGAAATTCGTTGATCGTCTATAATATTTGCTCATTTTTGACTACGAACTTCATATTTAAATTCGCGTCGGAGCGCTGATCAGCAAAACAAACCGGCGCAAGAACATTCACAGAAATTATTAGGAGCTCAAAATGGCCAAGATTACAATCACAGATACACAAGGTCTCAATCAAATCAAGTCTGGAGACGGCGTCGTTCTCCAGCACACACCCACAGTCTCTGCTGCTGTGGCACTCGTCACCACAAACACAGCATCGCTTCCCGGTGCGTACACCATCGCAGGTGGAAGCGCAGCCGAAGTGAAGATGCCCACAGCCTCAGAATCACTCGGTGGCGTCTTCGTCTTCAGAAGCACATCAGCACAAGCCCACTTTCTCACAGGCTCTGCCGAAGCTGCGGGAACCAAGGTCTTCGTGCTCGGCGATCCCACAGCCGGCAACGTAAAAAATGGTAGTAAGCTCACACTGCAAGGTGTCGTCGGCGCATCAGTCGCTCTCATCTCTGACGGCGTGAACTTTATCGTTCTTCCAGGATCCGGTTCAGTTGCTTTCAGCGGCACCTGATTCTAGAAACTGCCAATAAACAGCAAAGAGGTTCTCAGCGATGGGAACCTTTTTCTTTTTGCTCCCATAGTTATTCAGTCATGCCCACCCGTCGATTTAGTGCCTTAAGACCCAATGAGATGCGGGACGTCCTCGATGCTTTCTTGGGTTCACCCTCCCGGTCTCAGTTCACAGAGAAACTAGCCGGTCAGAATATGGCGCTCACTGTGCTACCCGGTGGTGAGGTGGAGTACGCGGGCAAGGGCGGCAAGACCACTATCGGTGGCGGCCTCTTTCCTCAGGTGACGCGTGCTCTACGTGATAATCATCCAGCGGTATCGAAACCGGTTTCTTACAGCTTCGAGGTCTTAAAGAAGACCGGCCGGTCTGACTTCATTGATTATCCCATAGACAAAGACTTTGCGGTGGTCGAACTAACGGGTCAATTAGATCAAGCTACAGCTGATCAACTGAACAGCGGGCAAGGTGCAGTTGCCTTTCTACCCAAAGAAGCGATCAAGAAGTCAGCTGCTGCTTACGTCAAAGAACCCGGAGACAAAGAAGCACTGCTTAAATTTAGGGATGAGCTCGCGTCAGGCAGGAAGCCTAGCAAAGAGAGGGCTGCTGAGATAGAGAGGCTCTTGATGTCAGTCGTGGACAGCGGCGGCGTGCCTTCAACCTTGGGTAGCGAACGGATCGAGGGTCTGTTTGGTCAGCTTGACGGTGGTACTTTTAAGATCCCATCTAAACAGTACGACGAACTGCAGAAAGATCAGTCAAGATTTGTGGCGATCGTTCGACGAGTACCCATGAAAGACATCGAGTCGCGCTTCCAGAATGCCGCTGATGATCCCGCTGCGGATCGCTTTGTCTCAGACGTCCTAGATTACGTCGACAAAATGGCCTCGGCAAAACTACCGAAGGGTTTTAGGACATTTTTCTCACCCACGGAGATGACAGGATTGAGCGGTCTAGCAGCAGCCTATCGCTCCGGTGACGCTGAGGCAGGGACGCAACTCGTCAAGCAATTCTTCAAGAGAGTCAACACAAAATCTGATTGGGTGTCTTCAGGAGTCCAAGAAGCTGCGATCATAAATGATCTAAGAAAATTGGTGAGAGAGCACCTCAAATCTCTAAGAAAACATTGAGTTAAATCGCGTTGTAATTTTTTTAAACTTTAAGTTACTATATGCTGCATAGATATAATAAGGCTATATGGTAACGACAAAAAGCAGATTAACCAAGAGGTGCGCACTCGTCGTCGCCTCAGTGTTGTTCGCGTCCTACGGATGCGAGAGACCGAACCCTTATAAGCTTGCAGGCGACACTTCTGCAGTGTTTGAAGATTGTCCAACGCCCACTGTGAAGACGACTTCGTCCACCTCGTCAAGTGTTTCGTCTGCGGTTGCTACATCAACGGGAACCGGCGGTCAAGAGGTAAGCTCGGCCGCCACTGTGGGTCCATCCGTGACGTCTACGGGGTCAGGTAATAATGAACCAAAAATTGAGCTGACAGAGCTTGACGAGAGAGAGCTAGATTATTCTGAAGCTCTTAGAACAGCTAGCATGCTCATCATTGGAGAACTACCCACTCTGACAGAGGTCTACGAGCTGGGCGATCTACCACCTGATCAGCAGAAGGTGAAGTACGAAGATCTAATCGATAAGAAGTTATCAGATCCTCGATTTGCCGCGACCCTGGTGGAGTTCTTCAAGTACACGTTCAAGATGGGTGGAGCGTCTACTGTTGCAGGTGAACCGAATCGTGACACGGCACCGACTTTTGCTGCGAAGGTGGTCTATGAAGAAAAAGATTGGCGCAACATTCTCGTTCAGCAAGCTAATACATGTCCTACTTTTAATCCTGCAAGTAACTCCTTTACTGATGGTAGCTGCAACAATCTTCCCGCGGGGATAAACCATTCAGGCATCCTCACCAACCCAGGCGTGCAGAGCCTGTACTTCGGTAACCTCTCTTTCCGCCGAAACCGATTCTTTCACGAGACGTTTCTCTGTCGCTCTGGTAACGAGCAAGCCGGCGGCGAACCAACAGATCAACCGCCTTCAGATGCACCATGCAGCGGTGTCAATCCGATTCCCGGTTACCAGAATAAATGGCCTGTCAATGAGATTGCGGGAACTTGCAATGGAGGACGTGTAGACTTTCATGCTTACAACAGCAGCAACGTGTGTGCCAACTGTCACGCCACGTGGAACCACCGCTCACCCCTCTTCAGCCAGTTCGACTCAAACGGCGTGTTTCAACCCCTCACCGCGTCAGGTGAGTACTCAGTCTTTGTCCCTGTGACCGGTTCACCGCGCGCCAAGTTGAGCGATTGGTTGTGCGTCGGTCCAACCTGTCCAAATGGAGGCAGCAATTCAACAGCTTGGAAAAAGATTATGAAAGTCGACGGTGTTGAAGTTGCTGCATCTGCTTCCACGATCAACGAACTTGGACAGCAGATGTCCAAGGATGACGAAGTGATCGAATGTGCTGTGAAGCGAACTTGGAATTATGCTATGGGTAGAGCAGACATCACAGAAATCGGTGGACGCTCTTGGGTAAGCTTACCGGATCGCAAAGACAAGAACCCAGAATTAGTCACCATGTCCAAGTTAGTTTCTCAGTTTAAGTCTAACGGATTCAACTTGAAGAAAGTTTTTAGGACAATTTTAACGTCAGATGATTTCACGAGGTTTTAAAATGAAGAGAAAGTTCCTTCCGGGCATTGTTTTCTTAACTGCGTACGTATTCTCTTCAGCATGTGGGTCAACAGCACCTGACATTGGTGAGAATTACTGCCCTGACGAAGAGATAGTCGTGACAGACTCTGTCACAGTTTCAGCTGTTTCTTCAACTTCATCAACTGTTGCAACATCGGGTGCCGGAGGTGCGCCCGTAGATCAACCCGCTGCAACTTCTTCTGGGTCTGGCATGGAAGATCTTCCTCAGTATAATACACCAAATTTAGATGAGATAGTATCACGTTTGCACGGTTGCCATAAGCTTACCTACACCCAGATTGGTAATCTGCTAAGAGCGAGAGGTGTTGCAATTCCACCCGGCAATGTCTCCGACGTCAGAACTACGCAGGCGTCAATATTTGGAGTGACACAAACCCTTGGTTCAATTTTTGGCGGAAGCGGCTCAGCCTGCGAGATGGCAATCACCGACGCAAATGGCACAAATGATCCCATCTGTCCTTCAAATGAGTCTTGCTTCTGTAATCAAGATGACAAGATGAACCAGGTCAACAGAGGCTGTTTAGACGTCGGTAACAATTCTCCCGATGCTGCCGATGGATACTGTGTATCAAAGCCCTTTACAGCTGGTTTCTTGTATTTCACAGGCAAAGATGCCCTTGGTGTTCCGAAGCTTGATTCACGCCTTGGAGAAAAAGAAGAGCATACTACAGCCTCTGCTATGAAGTTAATGGACATATTTATTCAGGCTGCGCCACAGATCATCGCAAATATTGGCGATTCTTCCAAAGCTCCGGCCTGCACCTTAAATGGTAAAAATATGCCGATGTTCGCTAATGACGGAAGCTGTGTTGAAGAGTCTGTGAGCTGTTTAATAGGCATGCCAGCCACAGACGATCACATGCTGTTGTGCAATCTTTTGATTCAAAAGGCAAAACAGGGTGACTCGTCAGATCTCATGAAGAAGAAGATAATTGCTGTCTCCGTTCTTCTCAGTGCTACTCATTCTTGTCAATAAACTAAAGGGTATCTAGAATGGCTAATTGGAAACTCAAAGAACTTAGAGATGAAAGACGTCGAACGTTTCTTAAGATGTGCACAGTTGCAGCAGCTGCTGTAGGCATTGAGAGAAGCAAGTTACTAAATTTTCTTGCTGACGAGGGCGGATATGGTCTGGCCGAGGCGGCAGGTTCTACATACGGTCGTTCTTTATTAGTGCCGGCCCCAAACGGTTCACAAGCCTGGTTTCAAGAACTGTGGCCTGTCGCTGATGTCGGTTTCAAAGCATGCCAAAATGCCAATGTTCCTGGGCTATCTTCCAACTTTGGTGGATTCTCTTCCTATCTTTACACGTCTCAGTACGGTTATAATCCTGCTAATGGATATCGAGGAACTTATGTGTGGGGTAAAGGTAATCCAATGCCTTCGCTTCCAATGGGCGTAAAAGGATGGGCAGGAGGAGATAGATCTTTCTTTTACGGTCCTGATGCGCCTTGGTTTGATCATGCTTTAGGCGTTCCGAAATACCCAGTGTCAGCTTTTATGTCTGGCAAAGATGAGACGCACACCGAGTTTCCTATCTCGCAGGTTACCCTATCTGGAAATGCTTCAATGCAGGCAGCATTAGCATCACTTGGCGCAGCAGGGTCATCAGCAATAGTACCAGTTCTTGGTATTGATCCTGTCAAATATGGAAGAGCACCCGGTGCACCAGAAGTTGCTACAGTTCCATCATCTGCGGGCATGATCGACCTCTTTAATAGCTCAGCCAGCCAATTCACGCTAGCAAGCAAAATTGATCAAGATCTTTTTGAAGTCTACTATAAGGCCTTAGCAGGTTTAAGAAAATCTTCTGGCAGATCTTCCTGGATTCCTCAGATGCAGATCACCAAGAATGCTGCAAGGATTATCGGTCTTAATTTTGCATCCCAGCTGACACCAACCAGTCAAGATCTTGCTGATTTTGGAATTCAAGAGATGATCGATGGACTTAATGCTTCTTCTATGTACATGTCAGCTGCTCAGAGGAGAGGAATCGAAGAGTTTGGAAGAACTCTGATCGTGGTTGCTAAAGCATTCGCGCTCGGTCTATCCAAGACGGCAATTGTAGCTCTCTCACCCGGTCCGACTAGTGACACGACGTTTACGGATCCTCACGTTACATTTGATAATATGACCTTGATGAACCAAGGCAGGAATACTACAAAGCATTTAGGCAAGGTCCTGAATGGCTTCTATAACTACCTGTCACAGCAGGTGGACCCTGAAAGTCCAACAGAGAAGCTAGATCAGAGTACAGTATTCGTTGCATACGGCGATACACCACACACACCGCTGCAAGGTTCAACATGGCCCGATGCTACTCCGGATGCCTGTAACTTCGTATATGTCATGGATCCCAAAGGAAACACAAAGAACGGATGGTTCGGTCATGTCTATGCGAATAAGATAGGCGGAAAGAACGCAGTCGGTTTTAATCCAGCTACCGGAGCTGACGACGTTAGCAAGACATCAGAACAATGTTCAGCGTTTGCTTCTGCTGCGATTGTATATGCTGCCGCGAAGGGCGACGTTAACAAGACTGCCGAATATGGTGTGTCGCCAGGCATTGTTTCTGGATTAATTAATATAAAGTGAATATTTAAATTTTTGAGGCTAAGGTAACAATGTCAAAGATAACTGAAACACATCTTCGTAAAATTATTAGACAAGAGATTCTTCGTGAAGCTGAAGACTCGGCGTCTGCTGCAAAGGGTGAAAAAACAGACACAAAGGGTCAGCTCAATACTAAAGAGATAGCTAATCAATTAGACATGGATGAACAGACATTAAAAGCTGCAGTTCTCGCTGCTAAAAAGGGCGATGCTAGCAAGGGAGCAGCTCTTTTAGCATTTGTAAAAGCTTTGCTTGCAGCAGGCCCAGATGCTTCTAAGAAGGTTGGTATGCTGATGTCTAAGATTGAAGAAAAATAATTACAAGATCAAGTTTTAAACATAGACATACCTCTGTCTTATTATAGAAGCATAGGAACCACTGGTTCTAATACTACAGAGGTAAATTATGGCACGACGAAAGAATAAGAACGCACAGTCAACTAACCACAACTCCACAATCGTTACACGTCAAGATCGTACGGGTAAGTTTCGCACCGAGACAACTCGCAGAGACAGCGGTATCACTGTCGCAGTGAGCACTAATCCTCAGAGCGACTCAACGATGCTTTATGTTGACGCTCCAAATGGTGAATCTTTTCGCTTTGATGGTCGAGAGGCCCGCACGATCTATCGTGCACTGCAGAAGCACTACAGATTCACCGAGAAGTCTTGGTGAGATTTAAGTCTGATCTAGACTAGATACGAGGCCTGCTCTTGCAGGCCTTTTTTGTTTCTGATTCTTGTAAACTATAGCGGCAGTCGTGTATATAATATCATCATGCTAAATTTGACTCCAACTGAACTATTTTTTCTTTATGAGAATTTAACCAATTCAATCGTTACAGGATCGGAACAGCAAGAATTAAAAACCATGATTTTATCAAAAATTAAGTTTTCTCTTGTTGAGAAATTAGAATCACTTCAAGTAGAGACCAGCAAGTCAATGTATGAAGCTTGGAAGTCAAAAGAAGAGCAGAAGTTAAAGGATCTTTCTCAAAAGAACGAAGATCTAAAAAACTCAGAACTAAATTCTTTACCTACCACATTAAAGAACAAGGTTCTTAAAAAGAAAGGTAAGCGTTAATGTCTGCATCAGCTGAAAGAATATACTTGCAAATTGTAGAACTGGAATCTAGACTTCAAGAAGACAGGGCCGCAGGTAGAGACACTATTCTGCTTGAAGAACAGATTACATTTCTTAGAAAAGAGCTGAATAGCTTGACTGAGACTTTGTCTAGTCCCAACTTTGTTTTGAAAGGATAAAATGAATAAAGCTGATCTTTACCAACCAATTATTTCTGATAGAACAGGTCCTGCACCTTTGACGCTGAGGACCATTGTGACGGTTCATCAAGATCACTTTGTGGGAGGTGTACCCGAATCCAGTCAAAAAGGCGAAGTTTATGTGCTTCTTTCAGCACTACCAAGAGAGCTACAAGAGAGAGTCAAAACTGCTGTGCAGGCTCTTATCTCTGGCATGTGATTATAAGATTTTAAATGCTTCAAAGTGCATACCATCTGGTCTATTAGGAAACCATCCACCCCAATAGAAACCATGGTCGTATGCAATTTTAACTAATTCTCTAACACTTCCATCATTGTTTTTTAGCGCAGGGACTGTTCCAAGCATATTCCATTGCACATTGATATCAAAAGCAGTTCCCCAAGAATGATTTGAAAGAGAAGTTCTCGAGCCTCTTATAAATCGAGGCACCCAAGAACCACCCCAGGACTTAAGCCTGTGTGAAAGACATGAACTTTCCCAGGCAGAAAATAGTGATAATATTTGATTTTCTAACAGTTTGTGAACCTGAATAGAGCTGTCTGACGGTGCGCCCTTTAAACCGCTTAATTGGCAAATTGTAATAGTGCTGATGTTATCTTTTGCCCATCCGTTCGTTATCTTTATAGCTTCTGGGTTTGCAGCTGTAGGAGCTGCAATATAAGTAAACTCTCCAAATAGTCTTATCCTATCGACGGGAGAAAGTGAGCCATGGGATGGTTTTTGTGGCCAATTAGGACCGTCTTCATTTACTTGATCATCTGTCATTAAATTAAATCCAAGATTTAAAGCCGCAGCCACTGTCGCCGGACCAACTACTCCATCGTCTGTTAGCTTTGATTTACTTTGAAATTCTTTTGTTTCGTCATGTGTGGTCTGGCCGAACTGACCATCTACTATAACTGTACTGTTTTTCTTCCTGCCTCTCAAGAAGATCTGCCACTTTTCTACGTCGGGCCCGCTCGATCCAAATTTAATTATTTTCATGAGATCCTCTTGAAAGTTTTGTTTATTGATGATTACTGCTTTCTAATGATATTTATACTCGCACTCGAGTCGAGATCTTAGATGGCAAATTTTAGCGATACAATAAGTCCAACACCGTTTGGTTTTTTTGATTCTGACACCGAATTTCAGACAGAGGCTGATAATATGGTCAACTTTGTCAAGAGAAAGCTGGGTGATGACGTATTGTCTGTTGAGCTTACCAAGAAAGAAATTTGGGCATGCTTTGAAGAAGCGTGCTGTGAATATTCTAAGCATATTCACGAGATGAAAATAATGTCTGAATTATCAAACATTTTAGGAATGCCGACAGGATCTACAGACTTAACAAATAAGTACACAAGAAACACTTTAGAATTCCTATTAAGAATGTCCGATGCATATGCATCAGAAGCTTACGTCGGAGGATCATACAATGCTCAGCTAGGATATTTTGACATTCAGGCTGATAGACAAGACTATGACATCTACGCGGATCTAAAAGATGCAGTTACAAATCAAGTAATATATCAGACGATACCCAGTGGCTCAAAAGGTAAGCTAAAAATTGTAGAGTTATTTCACTTTGAACCAATCGCAGCTCAGCACTTTTTGCTCAATGCATCTAATATCACAAATTACCTTGCAACAAATTTTAACTACGAGTCGTACATCAACTCTACGGTTTTTTACGTATTACCAGTCTTTGAAGATGTGCTTAGAAGAGGCATGCTAGAAACTGCATTTAGAGTGAGAAGATCACAATACAGCTATCAAATACTTGGAAGCAAACTGAGGCTCTTTCCAATACCAGTCCTTGAGTCACAGATTGGTAGAGTTTATTGTAAAGTCATGGAAGGAAAAAATCCACTAAATCCTACAGCATACACAGACGATAGAATCTATGGCGTCTCAGGACCTGAGAATGCGCCATACAGCAATATACCCTTTAAGAATGTAACACAACCAGGAAGACAGTGGATACGTCAATATACGCTTGCGCTATCAAGAGAACTTCTTGGTCTAATTCGTTCTAAGTTCCAAAGTATCCCAATACCTAACGCTGATCTACAATTAAATGGAGAGAGCTTGGTTTCTACGGGTCGAGAAGACAAAGATAAGCTCGTGACTCAATTAAAAGAATTTTTATCTAATTTAACTAGATCAAAATTGCTTGAAGTAGATGCTCTTGCTGCCGAGAACATGAATAAGAATTTACGGTATATACCGATGCCGCTAGGAAAATCAATCGTTATAGGTTGATGAAGGAATATAATGGCCCGATTATTTATAACACAGAGAGAGCTAAGCTTCATCTCCGACATCACAAAGGAGATTGTTAAGGACGTTGTAGGCCAGAAGATATACTACTACCCTATTTCAGAGAAAAAAACCAAGTCTCATCCAATCTATAATGAAGCTTTAAAAAAATTCTATGACAATCCAATTGAGATAGAGTGTTTTGTCGATTCTAATTTCCAGCAATCAACCAAGATAGATAAGTTTGGAATTGATAAGCAGTTTATGTTAGAAGTTTTTATTCAGTATAGAGATCTAGTTGACAAAGGAATCAATGTTAACATAGGCGACTTTTTCTCTTTTGATGAGATCTTCTATGAAATAACTGAAGCCATGATTTCAAGAAACATCTATGGCTTACCAGAGCACAAGAATGGAATTAAGCTAATTGGGACCAAGTCGCGCGAAGGTCTATTCAGAGCCCCGTTCAAAGGGCCAACTGATATATCTCACACAGATGATGATGCAGTTCAAGTTAATTTTGAACAGCAGAGAGGTAATTCTTTGGATTCTGCAGGTAATCCTACTGGTGACAAGAGAGACCTTCGCGACAATGGCGTTCTTGAACCCCCTATTGATGGAATTCGAAAAATTAAGACATCTTTCTACGATGAGTGAAAACTATTATGCCAACTAGGTTTAAGACGCAAAGTAAAAAAAATTATGGGATTACACCCATCAAGTCAGGTTATGAAAAGACAAGTGGAACACCCGACTTTTATATTAATTCTTGTGGCTTAGAAGATGTAGATACAGCAATCTTTAATTTATTCGACAAAGAGATCGCTCCTCAAGTTGGTAAAGACGAGACAAACCTGCTTAAAGTCCCAGTGATTTTTGCAGCAGGTGAAAAATGGTCTATGCTTAAGAAAGGACGACCGGTCAGGGATCAGACAGGTAGTTTAATACTACCGCTAATAACTATAATGAGAACTGATATCACGCAGGATATGGCAGCTGATATCATTGGTCGGGGCATTAATCAACAGCAAGGCGAGATTGTAATCAGAAGAAGACTAGATAAATCCGATAGAGACTATCAAAACTTAGTAAATAGATTATTCTTAAAGAATCAAGTTAATCTTGCAGTAAACACAACAGACTCAGTCGTCAATGACCAAATAACCGTAGAGAGACAGCTGGGAGATAGAACTCAAGACAAAGACATTGTTGATGGCGCTTATCTCAAGCCAAATCTGTTAAATAATGTTTTCGAGACAATAGTCGTTCCAGCCCCTCAATTTTACTCTGTTAAGTACCAGGTCACTGTGTGGACACAGTACATGCAACATTCAAATCAAGTCATAGAAAAATTTATCTCTTCTTTTTTGCCTCAAAGCCAGTCATGGCGTCTTGATACTCAAAAAGGATATTGGTTTGTCGCAACAGTTGAGGGAGGCGCATATTCATCAGAGTCAAGCTTTGAAGACATGTCAACAACAGAGAGATTTATTAAACATAACTTTGTAGTAAATGTGCCCGCTTATTTCTTTGCAACACAAACACCAGGATCGCCGGTTCCGCTAAAGCGCTACGTTTCTTCTCCCACAATTCAATTTAAAAATCTTTCTATGGAAGACGACGTTTTAACAACTGAGACACCTAGCAACAAATATCTTTTAGGCTCAGATGATCCTACGTTGCCGCTTGATGATCAAAAAAACTCGCTTGATGACCAAAGAAATGTAGGCTGGAGACAGCAAAAAGTTTCGCCCTTTATAAAGCAGCATGATCCAAATAACCCTGCCGGAGGTGATTCTAATGATCCTGCTTACACTACTAACCCAAGAGGTTACAGATTTTTAAAAGTAAAGTCTAAAAATGCGAAAGGAGAGACAACTTACACAGGTTACAGCTTAGACGATATAGAATGAATTTTCTTTTTATTAGTGAATTTTAGGACGATAATTATTGATCGGTAAATGTTAAGGAGATAGTCCATGTCAGAGCAGACTTTTAAGTCGCCAAATTTTTATGAGCGCGAGATAGATCTTTCAGCACCAGCAGTTACAGGTCCAACAGGCGTACCTGCATTGATCATTGGCACTGCAAATAAAGGTCCGGCATTTGTTCCGGTAACAGTTGCTAACTTCAATGAATACGTTGAGGTATTCGGTAACTTAGACCCAGACAAATTTGGGCCATATGCTGCCAATGAGTTCTTAAAGAATAGATCGTCTCTCTCTTATATTAGAGTCTTGGGAGCCGGAGCTAATTCAACATCTGCGCACATAACGAGTACAGCAACTTATGGTGTTGTTGAAAAGGCAGGATTTGTATTAGCAGGAACTGCAACAACCGATAATAGACACGCGGGTGCAGTTCAATTCCTTGTTGCTAGACATGACATAGGAACTTATGAAGGTGCAGCCGCTCCGATGTTCTCTGACAACGACACGTTCGCAGGTTCATCCTATGTCAATCTAGTACGCGGTCTCATCATGACCCCTAACACATCTAGAATCATGGTCACTGCTTCTCACGGAAGCATTGCAGCATCTTCTTTTGCAGTTGCGACAGCAATTAACGATGATGCTGATCTTATATCTGGTAAGTTTAAGCTTATTATTTCTTCTTCGCTGGGTGCAGATTTTGCCGTGACAGACGGTGTCACGGGCGTCAAGGTTTTGACAGCATCGTTTGATCCATCCGACAGCGATTACGTTGGCAAGATTCTCAATAGAGATCCTGACAAGTTTTACCAAGAGCAACATTATCTACATGCCGATTTCGCAGTTGATAAATCAATTGTATTCGCAAGCGGTAGCGCTCAAAGCAGAGTCGGTATTCTTTCTGGTTCAGCGAATACTTCAACCGCAGGTGATTCTTCTAAATCATTCCGCGAAGTCTTTGGATCTTATAATACACGCTTCACTGCACCAAAAACAACAACCTTCATCTCTCAGCCGTTCGGTAAGACTGAATACGACTTATTCCATTTCGAAGCAATTGACGATGGAGAGTACGCAAATCAGCTTTACAAGATCTCAATCTCAAATTTAAAGGCATCAGCAAATGATGCTGATCGCTATGGTACATTCACAATTCAAGTTAGAAGCTGGGATGATACTGACCAAAATCCACAAGTCATTGAGCAATTCTCAAACTGCTCATTAAATCCCGACTCTCCAAACTACGTTGCCAAGCTAATCGGCGATAGAAAAGTACAGTACAACTTTGACTCTGTTCTGCCCGGAGAACGTCGTTTAATTGCAACTGGCAAATACGCAAATCGTTCAAGATACGTCAGAATTATAATGAATTCGCTGGTTGACAATAAGGAAGTCCCAGAGAACAGCTTACCGTTTGGATTTAAGGGTGTTCATGCACTTAATATAAATCCCAACCTCGTTTCATCTACAGCTTTAAGTTCTGCAAATGCACGCCTGGGAGGAAAGCTCAGTACTTCATTTGCCAATCTTTCATCTTCATACGTTCCTCCTGTTCCAATGAGATTTAAGGTGACAAGAGGCGAGATGCCGACAAGCCCCTCGTTCATTGGAGCACCGGGCAATTCAGAAGTTACAGTGCCAGGTCTCTACTGGGGTGTTAAGTTCGAGAGAGATAGCACATCATCTTCACCTACAGGTACTTCTCTTCTCAATCCGAATGTTGTTCAAGAAAAGAACGAACTTCTTGCATCACTCACTAAGTTCGTGGGTATCGAGAAGCTTGATTCTCTTGTGACAGGTTCTAATGCTGATTCACTCAATAATAATAAGTTCTCACTGTCAAAGGTCGTTCTTTACAATGATTCAATCGGCGACTTAACTAGCTCTATCAACTCACACATGAAAGAAGCAGCTTATATTAGAAATGCTGCACTTGACAACACAAAGTACACTTACTCTGAAGGCGGCCGCAATAGAATGTCACTCGCGACAATTCTGGCATCAGGATCTGCGTCTGACTTTAACAAGTTCTCTGCCTTTGCTAAGTTCACAAACTTCATGTATGGTGGATTCGACGGTACTAATTTCTTAGAGAGAAATGCTCGAAGGCTTAATGATAAGTCAGTATCTTTCGACGTCGGGGGTGGTGCTTCTACGACCAACACAATTTCTGGATTCTCAACTAATCCATCGGGTCAAGATGTCAACAACAATGGTGTTGCTTCTTACTTAGCAGCTGTTAATATTGGCACAGATCCTCTAGTTGCAAATAATAATATACTTGCAATACCTGGAATCAGAGAGCCTTACATCAATGACAATGCCATGGCAAAAGTCAAGGATTACGGTCTTGCAATTCATGTTATGGACATACCGTCTTATGATGATAGCGGCAATAGACTGTACGATGACTCTACGGCTAAGCCAAACATCAATTATGTTTGCAATGAACTTGACGCAAGAAGCATAGACAACAACTATGTTGCCACATACTTCCCGGACGTCTACATTGATGATGAAACCAATAGAAGAAGAGTCAAAGTACCTGCATCAGTCGCAGCTCTTGGTGCTCTCGGATTTAACGACAGAGTGTCTTACCCATGGTTTGCACCCGCAGGCTTCAACCGAGCCGCCTTAGACTTTGTCACAAACGTTGCAGTTCGTCTAAACGTCTCTGACAGAGATAGACTTTATGAGTCAAGAATCAACCCCATAGCGACATTCCCAAGATTGGGATTCGTTGTCTACGGTCAGAAGACTCTACAGATCAACAAGTCTGCTCTTGACAGAGTAAATGTTCGTAGACTCATGCTTGAGATAAAGCGTGTGATTATTGACATCGCGAAGAGAATTGTCTTCGAGCAAAATACACCAGCAGTTAGAAATAAATTCGTGGCAGATACCTCATTCCAGCTTGGTCTCATCCAAGTTCAAGCAGGCATTGAAGGTTTCCAGGTTGTCATGAACGAAACAAACAACACACAAGAAGATGTTGATCTTAACAGACTCAATGGAAGAATAGTCGTTGTTCCAACAAGAGTTGTTGAATTCATCGCAATCGACTTTATCGTCACAAATAGTGGGGTTCAGTTCGTGTGAAATTGAGTCTTAAGTAATAGTTAGCTAGTAGTAATTGGAGAGCTTAAATGGCAAAACTAAAGTTTGGAAGCGCAGGCGTAACAGCTAGAGAGATTGACCTCACGGGGCCAACTACACAGGAACCGATTGGTATTCCTGCTGGCATTATTGGAACGTCACTAAAAGGTCCGGCATTCGTACCAGTGACAGTAGGCAATCTATCAGATTGGACTGCTAAGTTTGGTGAAACAGATGGAAAGAAATTTGGTCCACTGGCAGTTCGTGAATGGCTTAGAAATGCACAGGCAGTCACTTACTTAAGAGTTTTAGGTGTTGGTGACGGAAAGAAGAGAAATGCTGCAGGTGACGTCACAAGCGCAGGTTTCACAGTAGGTGAGCAGCAACCCAGTGATCAAGCATCAAACTTAGATGCACTTGGTGCCAATGCTTATGCAAATGCAGGTGGACCTCCAGGAAGAACTTACTTCTTAGGATGTTTCATGTCAGAGTCTGCCGGTTCAAAGCTATTTAGCGAGGCTGGCATACAGACTTCTACAACAGCCATTCCAATCATTAGAGGCGTACTCATGGCACCAAGCGGTGTCATAATGAGACTGTCTTCTTCGATTCCAGGATCTGGACTTTCTTCTGATGGTCCTTCTGCGGCGCTTGTTGCAACAGAAACAAATTCTGCAGGAACTTCTTTGGGAACTGTTGTTCTTTCACAGAACAGCACGGCCAAGCAAGAATTTGTTTTAATTCTTAATGGACACAAAGGATCTGATGCATCTTATCCTAACGTAATTACCGCATCATTTGATGTGAATTCAAACAATTACTTCTACGATGTCTTTAACACAGACCCACTTAAGCTTCAAAAGGCAGGCCATTATCTTTACGCTCACTGGGATATTCATGGTTCACTTGCTGTTTTGACAGGCTCAGGCGTTATTAATGCTGCATCAGGTTCAGGACCAATTGGTGGTTATGAACCATCAGCATTTATCATATCTGGTTCAACAGCTAGAAACGTGGGCAGCACAACCGTTCCTAACTACGAAAACTTCAGAGATAGGTTCGCTCACGCAGTCACTCCTTGGTTTATATCGCAGAAATTCGGCGGTGAGGCAGTTAATCTCTTTAAATTCCATGCTCTTGATGATGGAAGCTCTGTTGCTGACAAGATTAAGATTTCGATTGAGAACATTAACAAGTCAAATGATCCTCTTAATAAGTACGGTACATTTGATGTGATGCTACGTCTCTGGGATGATAGAGATCTCGACAAGAAGGTTCTAGTGAACGAGAAATTCACAGGCGTCACACTTGATCCTTCGTCTGACAGATACATTGCAAAGGTCATTGGTGATCTTCATGCTTACTACGACTTTGACAGAGAACTTTCTTCACAGAAGCTTGTTATCGAGGGCAACTACTCAAACAAGTCTAACTACGTTCGCGTAGAAGTCAATCCTGACATTGAGAACGGTTTTGTCGATCCACTCGCATTGCCGATGGGCTTCAGAGGCGTTGACCACTTGGTTACATCTGGTTCAGCACCGCTCTCTACAGTGACTCCAAAGGCCGTGGCGGACATTATGTCACAGGTCTACAGTGTAGGAACTGGAAGCTACCTCAAGAACTCAGTCACACCTCCGCTACCATTTAGAGCCAAGATAACAACAGGTGAAGAATGGTCAGTCAAGGAACAAGTTGAGAAGGGATTCTACTGGGGCGTTCAATTCGAGCATCCTGAGACGCTCGTTAAGAGAAATGGATCTGTTCTAAAGAACAAGAGCATTGAGTCTTTTGCGAAGTACTTCCCACAATTCGTTGTGGGCGAGGCAAAATTCGTGACAGGCAGCAACGTGGGTCAAGCTGACACTGCAGCCAACGGTATACTCGACTCAGACAGATTCTGTAATAACGTGTTCACTCTGGAGAACATTCAGGTGGTGACAGGTTCAACAGGAAATGCTGATCCTGAGAAGTGGTCAAAGGCAGTCTACGTGAGAAGCGGCGCTCCTACAGGCGGCGGTTACCTCTCTGACAGCATCGGTGCTACTGACTCTGCCAAGACAAGACCCTTTAAGGTTGACGATCTTGCAGACAACAAGCGTTATGCTAAGTTCACAGCAATCATGCAGGGTGGCTTCAATGGTGTCAATATCTTCGACGAGAATGAGTCTGAGATTACAAACCTTGCAGTCGTCGCTGACATGACATCAGGACTCGGTCGCGGCTTGAATGAAGGACCCAGCGTCTCCTCATACCTCAAGGCTCTCGAGATCATGAAGAACACAGTCAACGTGGATATTCAGCTTCTCGCAATCCCTGGCATTAGAGAGCCGCTCGTCACTGACACGGCAATTCAAGCCACTGAGGAGAGATTCGACGCGCTGTTCATCATGGACATCGAACATCAAGATGAAAATGGCGACAACGTGAGAGACGAGAATGATCAACCCTCAGTGACGAACTCAATCACCACCTTTAGAGATCGCTCTGTGGACAGCTCCTTCGCTGCAGCTTACTTCCCAGACGTTCTCTACAGTGATCCGAAGGGCATCAACCTCTTCGTGCCACCGTCGGTCGTGGTTCTCGGAGCTCTCTCTCTCAACGACGCTGTGGGTCATCCCTGGTTCGCCCCGGCCGGTTTCACACGCGGTGCTCTACCGCAAGATGCTCTTGAAGCACGCGTGAAGCTTAGCCAGAACGATCTAGATTCCCTCTATGACAACAGCATCAATCCTCTGGTCGCTTTCCCGGGTGCGCCAAGAAGCGGAACCAATCCCGCTTCAGGGCTCGTGGTCTGGGGCCAGAAGACACTGCAAGTCGCTGCTTCGGCACTCGACAGAGTCAACGTGAGAAGACTCCTCATCGAGATCCGTCGTCAGGTGAGAGACATCGCTCAGACCATCATCTTCGAGCCCAACCGAGAAGCAACACTCGCTCGTTTCTCTGCAGCGGTCACACCCCGTCTCCAGAGAATTCAGGCACTCGCAGGACTCGAGAGATTCAAGGTGGTCATCGATTCATCTACAACGACTCAGGACGACATCCTCAACAACACACTCCGCGGAAAGATCTTCGTGCAACCCACGAAGAGCATCGAGTTCGTCAGCCTCGACTTCGTGGTGTCCAACAACATTCAGTCCTGACGCTAGGTTAAGGAGGAAGCTGCCAGAATATTATGCGATTAATTAGAATTGGTATAAACACCCTGATTAATTCCAATATCTTGGCAGCTTTCTGTGAGACCTCAGACATCTAACACAAACTCAAATTGTAGTAATATTTTTGAAATTCACACATACTTAGAAAAGGCGATATAGGAGAAAAGAAACATGGCCGCTGAAACATTAGACGTATCATCGATGCTTCCCGCGAAGTTCGAGCCAAAGCGTAAGAACCGCTGGGTCCTTATGATTGAGGGTATCGACGCTTACATCATCAAGACAACTGCAAGACCCACAATCACAACGGAAGAAGTTGAAGTTCCCTTCATCAACAGCCGACGTTACCTTGCAGGCAAGACATCTTTCGGAACCATGGCAGTGACACTGCACGATCCCATCGCTCCCTCCGGCGCTCAGCAGGTCATGGAGTGGGTTCGTACACACTTCGAATCGGTCTCCGGTCGCTCCGGTTACGCTGACTTCTACAAGCGTGACATCCAACTCAAGCTCCTCGATCCCGTTGGAACAGTGGTCGAGCTCTGGGACATCAAGGGCGCCTTCATCACCGAAGCAAACTTCGGCGAAGTCACCTACGAAGACGGCGGCCCAATGGAAATCTCAATGACACTTCGCTTTGATAACTGCGTGCTGCAATTCTAGTAAAAGTCCTTTACCAAAACGCTTGGTGAGGTATAATTACCTCCGTGGCTCAATGCTGCGGAGGTTTTTATGCTTAAGTGCCCTAACTGTGATTTTCAAGTCGAAACAATCAATTCTCTCAGAATCCATGCATCAAAAAAGCACGGCATGGGAAGTGAAGATCTTTATGTCAGCGTAGTCCTAGAAGGCTCTAAGCCCGCATGTAAGTGCGGTTGCGGAGAATCAGTAAAATTTCACGGACTGAGCAAAGGATACTCTGAATATGCCTGGGGACATGTCGCTAGAATCAACAACAATTGGGGGAATAATATAACAGCTAGAGAGAAGAGCATCGAGACTCGCAGAGAGATGTGGAAGAACGGTGAGATCAAGGGTTGGTGCACGGGATTGACTAAAGAAGATCCGCGGATCGCGGCGATCATACAGAAGATGAACACATCAGAAAGAGCACAGAAGATTTCAGACGCGTTAACGGGCCGATCAAAGTCTGAGTCTCATAAAGACAAGATAGCTCAAAACATGAAGTCATATTGGTCTAATGAAGAGAATAGAGCAAAGCAAAGTCAAAGACAAGCTGAGTGTGTCAAGAGTGGAATGCTCACAAAGGCAACGCGAGTGCACGGATACTATGAAAACCCAACAAAGTCAAACAAACATGTCTACTATCGGTCAATGTTCGAGCTGAACGCAGTTCTATTCATGGAAGCTGATGATTCTATCTCTTCGTATACTATGGAACCTCTCACAATCGAATACAACTTTGATGGAAAAATCCGTCATTATGTTGTCGATTGCTTAATTGAATACAGTGATGGCCGAAAGATTCTCATAGAATTCAAACCCAATTGTCACTTATTGGATCCAAAGAACGTCGCGAAATTTGAAGCTGCTAGCATCTTCGCATCTAACAAAGGTATGTCATTTGAAGTTTGGACCGAAAAGACGCACCCATTTCTCTCTCGACAAGTCACGTCTTTACTTATGTAGGGTGCTGTGCTCCCTGCCACACCCACCAGCACGTCGGTGACCCCGAATAATCTTCTAATAAAGACCTGATAGTTTACTCAAGTCATTAACCAGAATTATCAGACGCCGTACGTTTTTCGCCCAGCGCTAAAGTTCTGCTCAATTTCTGTCGCGGTGAGTGCCGCACTGTAGACCATGAATTGTCCCAGTCTCATGTTGGCGTAGGATCCGTCGCCCATGTTGGTGATGTCTGTTGCCGCTATAGCATAGTACAGTCCTGCACCTCCTTCGATGGGATTCAGACGAGCAAATGTCGCGCTCCCTGCTGCCGCCCCGTTGACGTAAGCATTGAGCTTCGTCCCGTCGTACACAATCGCAAAGTGATACCAAGCATTGAGGGGTGTCGCCACCGTGGACGTGATCGAGGATATGGCAGAACCATTCCACATGCCGAACTTCATCGTCCCAGCGACCATTTCCATCTGCGAGTTGTGCCAGCCTGCAGCATTGGGAAGGGCGGATGATCCAATCTCAGACAGCAGCACACCGTTGTCCATTGGATAAGCCCACATCATGATCGAGGTGATGTCGGTCGGCACCTTCGAGGCCAACGAAGTGTTTGTGATCAGCGTGTCGTTGCTGCCGTCAAATGTGAGGTAACCGCTGCTGTAAGTCGGTCCGTTGTACAGCGTGGCGCTGCTGTTTCCCTTCAGGTCAGTGACTGTCACTCCGCTGCCCGGATATGATGCGGCGTTGCCGATATCGTAGTGAAGGACTAGACCTGTCGTGACTATTGCGGTGGAGATAGTAGAGAATCCACCGTCGAATCCAAATTGGGACAGTGAAGTCGAGAATCCTCTATTGAAACCGCTGAATCCCATGTCAACCCACACCGCCGAAACCGTTACTGCCGGTGACAGGAAGCATCTCGGTCCATGGAATGACTGTGAGCCCGGCCACTACCGAGAAGGGCACTGAAGTACCAACTGCTCCGGAGATGAAGAGTCTGTCTGTCTTCAGTTCAGCTGAGAAAGATTCAGATCCGCTGAGGATGAAGTAGTTCGAATTCTTCGCGAGGAGCCCATTCTGTGTAAAAGCGACTGCGATTGCTGTCGACGTAGCACCAGTGTTCCTCACCAAGAGGAATTTGGAGACAGTGTCGAATGTGATCTCGCGTGTTGCTCCAAGCGCCACGATCGAAGAAGTGACGAAGGGAATGCCTGACATCTGGTATGCGGGTGAGTAGTATTCGCCCATTGAAGGATTTTTTAGTGCCATTTTATTGTGCCCTGTATGCTATGGATGCGGTAAATATCAAATGCAGAAACAATTATAACCTGCTGACAAAGTTATGCTCATCATCAATTAAAATAGGTCAATAGTTTTTACAACGTCTATTTTAGACATAAAATCCGTTTACACAGGAGAATATCAAACACATGTCAGAAGATCGTGATTCAAAAAATGCAGTTTTCACTCAGGGGCAACAAGTGCCAGCAGGCGTTGATCCCCGCATGCCGCGCCAGACAATTGCCGAGAAAGTCAAGGCCGACTTTGGTCTAGACATTCCCCAAGAGATCGTTCCGCTGCCGTCGATGGGCAAGGTTTACCACCCAGAGTCACCCCTTCACGGCCTTGAATCGATCGAGATCAAGGCGATGACAGCCCGTGAAGAAGATATTCTCACGTCAAGAGCTCTCCTCAAGAAGGGCACAGTCATCTCTGAGCTGATTAAGTCATGCATCATCAATCGTTCAATTGATCCACTTCAGCTTTTGTCGGGCGATAGAAACGCCATCATGGTGGCAATTCGAATCACCGGTTATGGCCCTGAGTACAATGTCGAGCTTGAATGTCCCGAGTGTAGTGTCAAGTCACCCCACGGATTTGATCTCTCGTCATTACCTCTCCGACGCCTTGAGATCGAGCCTGTACAGCCAGGTATGAACGTGTTTGAATACCAGCTGCCTTATAGCAAGAAGAAGGTGCACTTCAAGTTCATGACCGGCCGCGACGAAGAAGAGATCATGGTCATGTCTGAGAAGCAGAAGAAGCTTGCTCTCGGAACCGAGTCGAATGTTACCACAAATCTTCTGTACTCAATTGTGTCTATCGATGGCGTCTCAGACAGAAGCAAGATCTCAGCTTTCGTCAAGAACATGCCTGCGAGAGATTCACTGTCCTTAAGAGAATTCATCAAAGACAGCGAACCAGGCATCATCATGCGTCAAGACACTACTTGTGACGCTTGCGGCCACACCGAGGAGGTGAACATGCCGCTCGGAGTCTCGTTTCTTTGGCCTCAGGCCCGAAGATAGAGAACAGCTGGTCTTAGAACCGGCATTCCTCCTGATGTATTACGGCGGGTGTCTGTATGAAGAAATCATGCGGATGCCCGTTGCCTATAAGCGTTGGTTCATCCAAAGAATCAATCAAGAGATAACTAGAACCCACGAAGCAGGACAGACTCAGACCCGCGCGGCCCATCAAAATCAACCCGACGTGCGTGAGCTTCAAGGCAAGGTGAGAAATCAGTCACCTTCTCGCCTTAGAAGATTCACATAATGACAAGTTTGTTGAAATTGTGTGTTCTTCTTTTTTTCGTCGTATTATTTACGCTTAAGCTGAGGTAAGCACGTGTCTAAAGGTTCCAATAAAAAGTCTGTCTTAACTGAAGATCTCTATCTAAACACTACGGGCAAGATATTTCTTGCGTCTCTGGGTGCTTGGATGGTGGGTAAATATGTCAACACAAAGCTGAAGGGCAGTCGAGACGAAGTGTCTGCAGTTGCAGACGCGCTTATTTCTTCTAGAAGATTTCAAGAAGAACTCAATAGACCTGGTGCCTCTGTTGAATCTGTCGTAGAGAAGCTCAGAGTAAAAGAGATGTCTGCGTCCACATTTGAGAGAGTTTTTGGCGTTAAATGGCCCCTGTGATTAAGGTCATAGAATTAAGTAGGATTTAAATGGCAGAAGGCGGCGGTGGCAAGGGAGGCAGCGGACCCAATCCGAAGGAAGTAAGTGCAGTTAACTCTGTGCTTCAGCAGCAGCTTGCCATCATGAACCAGCTGAAAGACGCGATTGCGTCAATGACTACGCAGATGTCAGAATTCTGTGAAGTCTCTGATAAGTGCTTTTCTTCTGACAAATGGCAGCAGGTCACCAAGCAAGCTCAAGCTTATAGCAGTCAAACAAAGACGTCAACTCAAAGCACCGGTCAGCTTGCTAAGAAGGCAAAAGAACTATCCACTAATTTTAGCAAGTTAGCTCCCACTATCGGCGGTGTAGCTGGCGGTTTAGCGGGTCTCAAGCAGGGATTTGCTAGCTTTGTTGCAAGTCTTAAAGGCGGGATCAACGTTATCAAATCAGCTGCTTCAGCTATCTTTGATCTGGGTAGATCAGTCATCTCTGTGCCCTTCAAGATGATGAAGGGCTTGATTAACATGGCAAATCAAGGCGGAGGCGGCGGTGGCGGCCTTGCTGAAGCCATGGAAGAACTCAGAAAAGAGTTCGGATTCTTAGGGCCGACGTCTGCAGCAGTTACTGACGTCGCCAAGAACATGCAAGGATTTTCTGATACTGGTCTAAGTGCCATAAGAGTTTTCGGCATGGCTGCAGACAGAATCAAGTACATGACTGCTCTCGCAAAAGAGATGGGTCCTCAGTTCGCTGCAAATGCTGAAGAATTCCGTCGAAACGGCGGAGCAATTCTAGCCTACCAAAAGGGTTTGGGTCTCACCGGTGAGCATCTGTCTGCGCTGGCGATTAAAGCTAAGCTCATGGGCGAAGACATGAGTTCTACTCTGAATGGCATCACTAAGCAAGCTTTACACATGTCAAAAGCATTTGGATTAGATGCCAAGGTAATTTCAAGAGACATGGGCAAAGCCATGGCTGATGTGTCTCACTTCGGTCACTTGACTACACAGCAACTCAGTTCTGCTGTTGTTTATGCTAATAAATTGGGTGTGTCTATCGACAAGCTGACTGGCCTCATGGATCAGTTTGATACGTTCGACAAGGCAGCCGAGTCAACTGCATCTCTTAATGAACAGTTCGGAACGAACATCGACGCGATGGAATTGATGGCTGCACAAAGCCCAGCCGAGAAGATGGAAATGTTGAGAAAGTCTTTCCAGGCAACTGGAAAAGATATGTCTCAATTAAGCTTCCAAGAAAGAAAATTAATTCAACAAAAGACGGGTCTAGATCAGGCTACATTTGATGCTGCAATGGCGCAAGATGCTCAAGCTGATATTCTCGGAGATATCAATAAAGAGTCTAAGAAAGCCGAAGACTCAACTTTAAAGCAAGCTGACGCTATGAAGCAGCTAGCTGTCCAAATTGAAAGAGTTGTTCAGAGCGGTGGCGGAGGATCACCGGGAGGAAGCTTCCTCGAAGCATTTACCAGAGGCTTCACGGAAGGCATCACCAAGACCCGTGAGTTCCAGCGTGTGATGATCAATATCAGACGTTCACTTTTTGAAGTTGGTAGAATGGGATTCAACCTGGGTCAGTTGTTTGTGAAGGGCTTCCCAGGTGTAAAGCAGATTCTTGATGGTTTAGGCGATTTATTCGATCCCGCGAGATTTAGAAAATTATCGGGTGAAGTCCTTAAAATATTCAAGGGATTCCAGAATGGAAGCATAAAGTCATTTGACGAATTAATGAGCAAATTGAAGACAGCATTCTTTGACTTCTTCAAGGCAGGCACACCGGCTTACGAGAAGATAATCGGAGGATTTAAGAATTTCTTCACTGCGCTCATCAAGATTGTTTCTCAAATGATCATATGGATTGCTGATCACATTGAAGGTGCCATCAAGAGCTTGATTGAGTCACTTAAGAACGCTAAGTCTCCTGGAATGGGAACATTCACGAAAATGTTCAAGCCGCTCATAGACGCTGCCATGCACGTTTTTGAGAAGCTCGGACCTCTTGTCTTGCCCTTACTGCTAGCTTTAGGTAAGAAAATCTTTGAAGTTTTAACTTCTGAGCAGTTCTTGACTTTCTTGAAGAAAGCCGGTCCGATTCTTGCACTTGTTATGTTTGGTCCCTCGCTACTGAAGTCCTTGACGGGTGCGTTGACCGGCACCTTGGCAGCAGCCGCCTCCGACGCAGTGAGAAACGCTTTCTTAGGCCCAGGATCAAAAAAGATTAGCGAGATGACGGGCAAGCAGTTCTCCGAGCTAATGTCAAAGGCTACTCCTCCCCCCGCTCCTGCCGGTGCAGGAGGTCCAATAATTCCACCTGGAACACCTTCTCCTGCAGAGACAGCAAATGCTCAAGCTACGGGCTCTATCATCGACAGCTCACTCATAATCAAACTCTTACTCGCATTGGCTGCAATTATTACAATCGGTCTAGTTGCTTTATATGCAGCTTCTAAGATGGTTAAGAATAT